AAGCGCCTGCACCTTCTGACGGCTACGCCAGCGGCCGAGACCTACGAGGACCTCTTCGCTCAGATGTACCTGCTGGATCGAGGCAAGCGGCTCGGCGTGAACATCACTCGATACCGCGAGTCGTACTTCCGGCGCGACCGCAGCGGCTACAACTGGAAGTTATTTCCAGGCATGGAAAAGCAGATCGCCGAGAAGATCGCCGACATCTGCCTGACGATGAAGGCGAAGGATTACCTCGATCTGCGCGAGCCGAAGACCATTCCCGTAAAGGTTCACCTTTCGCCGGACATGATGAAGGCGTACCGGCGCGCGGCGCGCGAGGCAGTCATCAAGGTCGAGGACAAGATCATCAACGGCGACACCGCAGCGGCCCTGCAGCAGAAGCTCATGCAGATCGCGTCGGGCTTCGTGTACGACGAGAGCAAGAAGGTCTACGACCTGCACGACGCGAAGATTCAGACGTTGCGCGAGATCGTCGAGGAAGCGAACGGTCAGCCGATCCTCGTCTCGTACTGGCACAACGCCTCGCGCGAGCGGCTGAAGAAGGCGTTCCCGAAAGCAGTCGTGATGGACCCTGACGGCAAATGCACTGCGGCATGGAACGCGGGGAAGATACCGATGATGCTCGTACAGCCAGCGAGCGCCGGAGCCGGTCTGAACCTGCAGCACGGCGGCCACATCCTCGTCGTGTTCGACATGTTCTTCTCGAACGAACTCTATACGCAGCTTGTCGGCCGCCTCGCCCGGCAAGGGCAGAAAGACCTCGTGCTGGTCTACCTGCTGATGGCGGTCGGCACGGTCGATGAGATCGCCCGCGTCGCGGTGATCGACAAGGAGGCCGGTCAGCAGCTATTGTTCAAGCTATTGCAGGACATACGCGAAGCGGTCGCACGCGGGGATGAGATCAGCGACTACGACTTCGACGATGCATACGACGAACTACTTACGGATGACCTGAACCTATGAAGATGTACGCACCCACACGAGAAGAGAGACCAGACAGTAAGGTGCAGGACGCCGACTCACGAGCGATGCTGTTCGAGGGCGCGAGCATCTCCCAATTGGCCGCCCTCTTCGGCCGCGACAACCGCACGATCACGCAGAAGATTCAGGGCCTACGGTCTGTCGGCAAGCGAGCCGGTCATCCGATCTACAAGATCAGCGAGGCCGCCGCGTATCTGGTGAAGCCGGTCGGCGATATCGAGGACCACATCAAGAAGATGTCGCCCGACGACCTGCCGCCGCGACTGCTCAAGGAGTTTTGGGCCGGGCAGCACGCGCGCCTTAAGTTCGAAGAGGATCGGGCCGACCTGTGGCGCACTCAGGACGTGATTGAACACTTCGCCGAGGCGTTCAAGGTGGCGAGAACGACTATCATGCTCGCCGTCGATCAGGTCGAGCGCATATCATCGCTCACCGACACGCAGCGAAACCTGATGCTCGCGCAGATGGATCAGTTGATGAAGTCCCTGAATGAAAACCTCGTAACGGCATTCCAAAATGAACTTGACCGAACCTTTGAAGTTCCTTCCAACGATGGCGGACAAACCTCTTCAGGAGAAGAACCCGAACGGGCCTCCGCAGAAGAGCAACCAGACCCGGCAGAAGGTCTATAAGAGTCTCGGCAAGGCAGTCATCGATCTGGCGGAACTGTTCAAGCCGCCCGAGCGCCTGAAGGTCTCGCAGTCGGCATCGATGTACGTTCATCTGAATAACCCCGGCGCATACACAGGCCCATGGCTGAACTCGACGGCGTGGTACATGGTCGAGCCGATGGATACGACCGTCTCGCGTCACTACAGCGGCCTGATCTTCGTCGGCCCGGCTCAGTGCGGCAAAACGCAGGCCCTGCTCCTGAACGTTATCGCGCACCACGTCAAGGTCGATCCGATGGACATTCTGATGTTCTGTCCGACTCAGGCGGCGGCCCGCGACTTCTCGATGCGTCGTATTGACCGGATGCACCGCAACTCGCCGGAGATCGGCAGGCTGCTCGGCGCGTCGTCGGACGCCGACAACAAGTTCGACAAGATGTACGTCAACGGAATGATGCTCACGCTATCGTGGCCGTCCGTGACCGAGTTCGCAGGCCGCCCGGTCGGTATCGTGCTTTTGACCGACTACGACCGCATGCCGGACGACATCGACGGCGAAGGTGCGCCCTACCCGCTGGCTCAGAAGCGCACGACGACCTTCAGATCGTTCGCTATGGCCCTCGCGGAGTCTTCCCCATCCCGAGAGGTCGAGAATCCTAAATGGATACGTCAGACGCCCCATGAAGCGCCTCCGTGCAAGGGCATCCTCGGTCTGTACAACCAGGGCGACCGGCGACGCCGCTACTGGCCGTGCCCGGATTGTGGAAGTTACTTCGAAGCCAACTTCACGATGCTGGTGTACGAGCGCCGGACGACCAATCTCGAATCTGGCGAGACCGTCAGACTGCAGTGCCCTCATTGCGAGACGAAGATTCACTTCGACCAGCGCGACGAGATGGACGCTATGGGCGTGTGGCTAAAGGACGGACAGTGGATCGACGAGAACGGGCGCGTGTGTGGCGACGAGCCGCGTACGTCGGTTGCGTCGTTCTGGCTCAACGGTGTGGCCGCCTCGTTTGTGACGTGGCCGAAACTGGTCGAGATGTACCTCAACGCGCTGGACGTGTTCGACCGCACCGGGTCAGAGGAAGAACTGACGAAGTTCTATAACAACGACCTCGGCGAGCCCTACCTGCCGCGTAGCCGCGAGAACGACCGTCTGCCTGAAGTGCTGAAGAGCCGCGCCGAGAAGCTGTCGCAGCGGAAGGTTCCGGCCAACACTCGAATCCTGTTCGGCGTGGTTGACGTACAGAAGAACCGCTTCATCGCGCAAGTCTTCGGGGTTCAGCCCGGCCTGCCCTTCGACCTCGTGCTGATCGATCGGTTTGACATCGCCAAGTCGAAGCGGCTCGATAACGACGGCGACCCGTACATGGTCCGGCCGCATACGTTCCTTGAGGATTGGAACCAGATAACCGAGCAAGTGATTGCGAAGACGTACGAGCTTGATGATGACTCGGGCCGTCGCATGTCATTGCGGATGACGATCTGCGACTCGGGCGGTCGTGAGGGCGTGACGACGAACGCATACAACTACTGGCGTAGCTTCAGCACAGACGAGACGAACATGCCCTACGCGGGCCGCTTCCATCTGGCGAAGGGTGATCCGACGCGCGGCATCCCGCGAGCCCGCATCACGTTTCCTGACTCGAACCGGCGAGACAAGTTCTCGGTCGCACGCGGCGATGTGCCGGTGCTGATGTTCAACCCGAACGAACTGAAGGACGTTCTCGCCAACCGGCTGATGTGTACGGTCCCCGGCAAGGGCATGATTATGTTTCCGGACTGGCTGGAAGACTGGTTTTGGGCCGAGCTATGCGAAGAGGTCCGCGACGATAAGGGCTGGCAGAACCCGAACAACCGTCGAAACGAAGCATGGGACTTGAGCTACTACGCCCTCGGCCTGTGCGTCTCGTCGCTGCTGCCAGTCGAGAAAATCGAGTGGGAAAGGCCGCCCCTTTGGGCTGAAGAGTGGGACAAGAACCCGATGATCTTCAGCCCCGACAAGGGCAAGCCTTTTGAGCGCGAGCGCGAACAGGCGTATGATTTCGCGCAACTCGGCAAAGCTCTCGGATAAGGGGAAACACAATGGCTCTATCGCTGGAAGATCAGGCGACGCTCACGCAGCGCCTGGCGGATGCATCACTCGCGTATCACCGGCTCATGACCGGCCGCCTCGCCTCGACCGTGGTCGATCAGAACGGCGAGCGCGTCACGTTCAGCGCGGCGAACGCGGACCAACTCAAAGCGTACATCGACGACCTCAAGTCGCAACTCGGTCTCGTCGATAAGTCCGCTATGCCGACCGCGTTCAAGTTCATTTTCTAAAGGGATGTCATGAGCGAGATTCTCAAACTGAAGGAGAAGGCGCTAGCGGGCGGCTCGAACGAAAGGATGTCGATGTTCGGCTCTGACGTTGCTCCGTTCCGAGGTACTGGCTTCGAAGGCGCGGAGCGGCGTCACCGCGAGACGGTTGACTGGAAGCCGAGCATGACCTCGCCCGACCAGCAGATCAACGTCATCAAGCCGATGGCGGATGCGCGGTCGCGCGACATGGTGCAGAACGACGGTTATGCGTCGGGCGCGGTGCAGATTCACCGGGACAGTATCGTCGGCGCGGAGTACCGGCTCAATGCGAAGCCTGCACATGAGGCTATCGCAAAGATCATGGGCACAAAGGCCAACCTGTCCGGCTGGGCTGAAGAGTTTCAGCTTACGGTCGAGAGCCTGTTCGGCCTGATCGCTGAGTCCGAAGCATGCTGGCTCGACGCATCACGTCGCAACACGTTCACCGACATGATCCGGCTCGCGGTCGGAACGTATGTCCCC